GACTCGCTCACCTCTCCCCTGAGCGTAGACGACACGAAGAGATAATGATGAGAGCCCAAAACCTTAAGACGGAGACCTACAAATGATCAACAGCGATAATCAACACCCATCAGAGATGACGCGCCTTCAAGTAACCGAAGACGCGATCAACGGACTAAAGGCCTACCAGCGTAAGCTCAAGGAGCAATCAACCGAGCCCAAGCAATTCCTCGATTACAGCTACCTCACCCCCGATAACCTTGAGGCTAATGGCTTCATTGATGATCAGTCTATGACCCTCAAATGCAAGCCTGTCGAGTACTGTGGGGAGTGTCAACAAGGATGGTTCTATCAGCGCGTTGAAGGGATGACCGCTCTTGATGCTGTGATGTGTAAGCGTTGTGAGAAGCCGCGTAGGTGGATGAAGCGGCTAAACAATATGCAACTCCCCACTGATGCTATTGGTATGAGCTTCGCGACTTATCAACCGGATTCGCCTCAACAGCTAGACGCCATCAACAAGGCGCTAGAGTGGCTGAGAACTCCGGACGTCTCAAACCATCCCCATCTGCGACGAGCTCCTAATATGTTTCTCTATGGCCCACCGGGGAACGGTAAGAGCTCCCTCCTCTACTGTTACGCTCGTGAGGCAGCCATCAACTCAAAGAGTGTTTGGCGCAACGGTAAGAAGAGCCCCAAGGCTATCAAGGTTAAGTTCATCTCTCACACTCAACTGCTCAGCGACATCAAAAAAACTTGGAACGATAAACACGCTCAAGACCCTCTCAAAGATTGGCTTGATGGAGTTGATGTGTTGCTCATCGATGAGTTTGGCGGTGTTGGTGGATCTGCTAACAAAACCTCATGGTGGCGTGAGCAGACTATCCAATTGATACAGGAGTTCTCTCAGCTTTGGGCAGCTGGTAAACTGCAAGTCATCCTCACCACCAACCTAGCACCTCGACAAGTGCTAGACTCATTAGGCGATAACTCAGCGGCTCACAGCAGACTTGGCGCAATGTTTCCCGAGCCCATCAAGATGGTGGGTCATGACCGACGAGTCGAGCGAGTTAACGCCAGCGCTTGGGGCTTTTGACGAAACGGCCTCAGAGCCACATGAAAAACTCTGAGGCCGCTCACCCACAACTGAAGACCTCAACGTTATCAAAAAAAGTGTTGACGCGCAATACTCGCATACTTTAACCTCGTTGAGCTTATCAGCCTATCCTTACCCTTTTTAACCTACGGTGTGAAGCCGGGTACGCTATTGGGGACACGAGATCTTTGCGAACTAGGTTGATAAGCAGTTTCAATCTGACCGAGAGAATTAACATGATCAACCAAGTAACCCTAATCGGGAACCTTGGCGATGACGCTGAGTTAAGGACGACCCAAAGCGGAACGCCTTATACTTATGCGAGACTCGCAACCAACGAGAATTACAAGGATGGCCAAGGGAACTGGCAGACCTCCACAGAGTGGCACACTCTAAAGATCTGGGGGCAGAGCTCCAACAGGGCAGCGCAAGTACTCAAGAAGGGTAAGCGCGTATTTGCTCAGGGTAAGCTCAAGAGCCACACCAACACAGATAATAAGCGCTTTTGGGAAGTGCGGGTAGACACTTGGCGTCTGCTCGAAACAGAAGATAAGCTCTTACCTCCTGAGCCTACCTACTCTCATAACCCTTCAAGCTTTGGCGAGGGATGGAACCGCCGTTAACCCAACCCACAGAATTAATTTGAACCTCACTTGAGGACAGGAAAAAGACATGAGTAAAATTATCACCAAGCAAATGATCGATCATGACCCCACCGCCAGTTTAAGCCGAGCGTATCGCGAGATGGGGCCAAACCAATTCCTAAGAGAAGTCATCCAAAACGCGGAAGAGGCCGGAGCAACACAGATCCGTTTTATTGATGTGGATGGCCAACTAGGTTGTTTTGATGATGGCTGCGGAATGAGCCCCGAGGAGCTCCTAAAGCTCATCAATGGTCGGAACTCATCCACAAAGAACAGAGAGGGAGTTCACGCTAACTTTGGTATCGGCCTCAAAGACTCCACACTAGCGGGTAATCACTATGGTGTGGTGGTTGTCTCTCGAACTGAAGAGTACCCACAAGGGTCTATGATTTGGATGCATATTGACAGTCGTGGTACTGCTGGCGCTAAGCTTATTGTGTCTGATGAGATCCGCGCTCAACTCGAAATAGAGTTTGAGCCTGAGGCAGCAGAAGAGTTATTGGTCACTCATCGCGAATCTTTTTATGCAGTGGACTTTGGGAAGGTCAGCGAGTTTTTTAACACTTCCTCATATACGGTCGATGGTATCGACTGGATGAGTGTTTTAAGCAAGTCTCATCAGCGTATTAATTTTAATACCTGTGTCGTTTTAATGGGGATGAATCCCGATCATGAGACAAGCAGTGATTATATTACATTTTTAAAAAAAGGCAGACTCGTAAAACCAAATCAACGATTGAGCAGCCTAGCGGCAAACTTTATTGGTTCAAGATATTATGACTTCAGGTTAAAAGTAGGTAGCCTCTCATCAACACAAAAAAGCAACCAAACTTTTTTAAAAGATCACTTAATAGATGTGATCACCTTTAATAATTTCATCATCAAGGTTTTTTTAATTCCTGATATTCCAAAGAGAATGCTCACCGTTACAGAATCGTTTTTTGCTCGTTGGGGCTTCATTAACGCGCTATTGTATAAGAATGAGCTTTATGACGTGGTAAGCGCATACTCTCATCGACAGATTATTCACCAAGCGCGTCAATGGGGGCTACACTTCCCTGAGGTTTATAACCGAGTGAAGATCATTGTAGAGCCTCCACATTATGATGAGGATACAGGGATTGGCTGTTTTCCATCATCGACCCGCGCAGGGCTGTTTTATACAGATCCGCGTATTAACTATGGGCCTGATAAAGGAGTACCCCTAGAGGGAGTGAAGGCCGCATTTATTAAAAATATGCCCAAAGAGATCAGAGACCTACAGGCCGAAGCTTACGCTAAACAGATGAGTAAAAGTCTTGATGGCTCAGCCTCTGAGAAATATCGTAAATTCTTCAAGCCTCACAAGGAACGGTCAAGCCTTGCCAAAGGTGAGGGGAGCTCTTTGGTTGATCTCTCTAAAGAAGGCTCACTGGCTGAGCTAGGGGAACTGCTAGGCTTCAAAGAGAAACGGAAAGTAGAGCCGCGTGATACCTCTAGCGATAGCTCTACCTCTAATGATCACACCTCTCAACCAAGGAAGCCTAAAAGCAATGAAGGCAGCCAAGGGGGATTATTTGGGGAAGGCGCTAAGGCTAAGAAAAAGCTAAAATCAGAGCTACCATCTGTGATCTTCGTACACCCCGAGCGCAACCCCGATAGCCAAGGGCTAGCGCTCTTGACCTCTGAGAATGGCCACCTCTTCCCATATGCGTACACTGGCGCATCATTGGCCGGCTCAGGTAATATCTTATACGTCAATGAGACCTCTACTCTGCTTGATGGATATGTAAACGCGGCTGAGCATCACCTGAAAGATAAAGAACCTATGTCGCGTCAAGCTATACTCGATGAGGTGGTTAAGCCCTTTATCGTTGAGCACTTGCCAGCATCAATTGAGCACGCTCGATCTAACACCGAGCTTTTAAAACTTGGTGTAGATGTCACTAAACCCGAGCATATCTCTGTAATACTCGCGGGAACATGGCAGATGACAGGGAGTTCACCGGCTATCTACTATAAGCGATACATGAAAAAAGTTGAGTCTTTAGGAGAGACGAATGAAACGACAGATGAGCCCCATAACTAGATACAACGCACTAACCAAACTCCAAGCCGCTCGTGAGAGGCTAGGAGCTCCAAAAAAAAAGATTGAGAAACCACAGTTCATACCTTGGCCTATCGAGCTACTACCCACTGAGTTTACTGCTGAGGAACTCGCGACACTTCCGGAGTTTTTAAAATGAGAAAGCAGATAAGCGTTACTCTACCTCCTGAAATGCATGAATTAATTAATACGTTTCAGAAGTACTTAGAACAGCATCTTAATCACAAACGCCCAAATGTAGAAAGTAAGTCATCTGTGATACGAGATTTAATAAAGCTCGGTTTAATGTTTGCGATTAATGAAATTGCAAATGGTGAATTCATTACACCAGAGCAACTAGACAAGATGTATAATGAAAGCTTTTTAGGTCTGTATCATGATTTATACGAAAGTGGAGTTATACCTGACGAAAGCGAATACCTCTTTATAAGTCGGTGTGAGAGCTTAATGAGGGAATCAGAGCAAGATGACCAAGTTAACCCCTGAGGAGCGCCGCGCCTATTATCGTGAGCGCTACCGTAGACGCTTAGCCGCTGAGACTCCCGAGGAGCGAGAACACCGCAAGCGCTATCAACGGCTCAAGTATGAGATGAAGATGGCGGCTGAGACTCCCGAGCAACGAGAGGAGCGGCTAGCCAAGGCGCGTGAGTACTACCGACAGCGTGTAGCTAATGAGACTCCTGAAGAGAAGGAGCTCCGGCTAGCCAAGGCGCGTGAGTATAATAAGAAAGAGCGACGAGAATATAACAGGCTTTACAGCCGGAAGCGACGAGCCAACGAGACCCCTGAGCAACGCGAGAAACGACTAGCTAGACACAGAGAATATCAACGAAAGAAGCGAGAGCGAGAGAAGAATGAACAGGGAACGTAACCTAGAATATAAGCGCCAGTGGGCCAAGCGTAAGCGAGCTAATGAGACCCCTGAAGAGAGAGAAGCTCGACTCCTAAACGCGAGAGAGTACAAGCGCAGACGTAAAGAGAATGAGACCACTGAGGAGCGACGAATAAGGCTACTCTGTGAGCGAGAATACAATAGAGCGAGACGAGCAAAGAGGAGAGGTCATGAGTGATATAAAATTAGTTTCCAAAGATATAACGCGCACGCGCATAAGGACAGGTGAGGAGATATTAGCTACACTCAGAGAGATGTTAGTTACTCGCCTAGAAGAAGACCTCGACCTAACCAACCCTGATGATTTAGACATCTATAACAAGTCACGAGCGCTTCAAGAGTACATCGACAAGACTTTAAGAGAGGCAGAACATGAGCAAGAAGTTAGGAAGAAAACCTTACCCACGAGAGGTGAGAGATAGGCTACTCGATAACCTCAGAGAAGGTATGAGCATAGTGGCCGCTTGTACTCAGGCTGGCATCAGCGAGAATACTCACTACCGCTGGCTAGATGAGTGTGAAGATGGAGAGTGGACTGAAGAAGTTAACGCTGCCAAAGACTTCGCTGAAGCGGTAGCGCTCTCCAAGCTCAAACGACTAGGTGACGAAAAAGCAGACTGGAGAGCTTACGCTTGGATACTAGAGAGGCGTTACCCTGATCGATGGGGAGCCAAGAAGGAGCTCGAGCTAAATGTAGGCTCGACCTCTGATAAGGGTACCGAGATGGTCACAGCTATGATCAGCCAAGTACAAGAGGATCTCTCACCGCGTGATGATGAAGAAGAGGACATAACACAAGATGCAGATGATTAGAGTTAAGTTAAAGCGAGCTTGGACTATATACGCTTCCAAGCAACGAACCGAGTGGAGTATAGACAATGGAGAGTATCACATTAGAGCCACTTCAGACGCTGATA